AATGAACTAATGCGTAAAGGCCTGTTATCAGCTTTAACAGAAAAGGACGTATTAACCCGTGAATATGTCCTTGCAGAATGCGGGGATGTTAAAGACGAAATGAACCGCTTGGCACTCTCAACAATGAACAAAGCAGATGTTGATAAGGCAATTAAGGCCTATGATGCTGAATGGCTCAAGCCTGTAGATATGACAAGAGAGCGCGACATATCTTTGCTCAATGAGCGTTATGACCACATTATAAGGGTATTGGACAAGATAACCCTTGGCGGTGCTGTTATGTTCGGGGTCTGTGTAACTCTAATGCTATTCTTTGAGTATCTACAGCCATAAAACAAGCTAATCCTCCCTAGTAAACTTAGCCCCAATGTTCGCGCATTGGGGTTCTTTTTGTTTACACGGTAATAACTGACATAATGAAGTAGTTGGCTGTTATGTCTGGGTATTGGGGGTTATTCGTTGGCTTGTATTTAACGCCAGCCCACCCTCGACGCACCAACTTTAAAGTAAAACTTGTCAGACTATATAGAAAACTCGCGCATACTCGGACGCAATAAAGCATATATATAATTAAGTTTAGTTTTCCCCTTATATAGACTATTCAGTCATTGTTATTTTCTCTGCGAGATTGTGTGCGGGACAAAAGGGGAACACCCGCGCGAGGGCCACTGGGGGTAGGTGTACATTTATACTCACAGCCGATATCAATTTTATTTTTTTGAACTATGTTAACCTTTTGTTAACCTTTTAGTGCGAGGGCCTCTCAGTACTATGTAGATAGATGGAGGGCTTCATAGTACTACATAGTACTATATAGTACTACATAGTATAGGTGTATGCACCCCTCGGAAGTGTTATACACTATTATACACCTTATTACGAGTTTGTCAAGTAAAAAATAAATTATTTTCATATTATAGTATTATTTACTTGACAAGACCTATATATGGTGTATAATAGAAGGTAGCACAAGTAGAAAAGAGTCTATATTCACACAAACCTTAAAGTTCATACAAATCTGGGATACGGTACATTACTTCTACTCCTTGCTATATGAGATTCTTAGAGATTGCGTAGGTAACAGGCATCTCCCCTTTAAACAAATATGAATGCAGTTCGTAAGACGTTCTATGTTACGGGTTTAAGAGACATTCTCTAGTTGCCTACGCAATACTATATTATAAGGAGGTAATACATTGTTCTTTCCTGGATTACTATATGTTATATTAATTATCTTATGAGTCTACCAGCCTTAAAAGAAAAGAAGAGCTTAACAGAGAAGCAAGAGAAGTTTCTTAACGAACTTATGGCTAACGGTGGTCACGTTAAGAATGCTGTTGCTGCTGCTGGTTACAAAGAGCAGTCTCGTAGTTGGTTAACAAGATCGTTACGTGACGAAATAATAAATAGAACACGAAACATGCTTGCAACGAACTCTGTTAAAGCTGCAAGTCGTATAGTAGAGGGCTTGGACGCAGACGGAACAACCCCTCTTAATCAGATGGATCACAGGCTCAAGACAGCAGAGACAATCCTTGACAGAGTAGGCTTGGGCAAGAAACAACAAGTCGAAGTAGAAGGCAACATTATGCACGGCATTATCATGCTTCCTTCCAAGGATAAACCGAAAGAGATTGTAATAGATCAAGAGGATTCATAATATTATGATTATACTTACACTAGTTAGCTACGCTGCCGTAGGCGTAAGTGTTGTTGAGATACTAAAGGTAATAAGCTAATGGCTAAAACAAAAGCAGAAAAAGAGCATGGGGCTGGTAAACATTCTCCTAAAAAGGAAAAGCCTATCGACAAATTTATACTTGATAAAGTAGAAGAGGTAGGTCGTGAAATTGATAGAAGGGTGACTAGAAAGAAGCGACATATGCAAGAATGGGCCAGATCATCAAAGAAAGAGTTAGATTTAAAAGGATTATTAAAAGCTATAAATAAAAACAAAGGTGGCACAATAAAGAAGAAATACGCCAACGGTGGCGGTGTTCGCAAGGCGAAGTTCACGGATAGTTAACATGGCTTATCAAAAGAAATATGCTAAAGGGTCTGGATCTCATAAAGCTAAAGGTTCAGAGGAAGTACAAACTGCGTTTAACATACAACATATTGGACCCACAGGGAAGGGTTTGATTGGTGAGGGTGTTAATCAAATTCCTTTACGACATTCTCTTGGTTGGTCGGCTGTGGGAGGAATCTTGGCAGGAGGGCTTTATAATAAGATGAAAAAAGCTGATAAAGCTGCTGAGAAGAAGCCTAAGAAGAAGCCTAAGAAGAAGACTAAGAAGAAATAGATGGCCCGACCAAAGCTAAAACCTGGAGAGAAGGGACGTTACAACATATCCCGTGCAGAACAAAAGAAACGGGAGATACAACGAGAGCTTAAAGCAGCTAAAAAGAAACAAAACAGGGTAGTAAACAAACTAAGGAAGCTTAACAGCCAAGTCTCTAGCCAAAAGCAAGGTCAAAGTCTAGCAGGAAGTGGTGGAGCAACAACAAAAGAATTTGTAGAATCACTCCCAAAAGAGGTAAGAGAATCTATAAAAGATAATACAGAAGTTATCTTTACCCCTAATAAGGGGCCACAAGTTGACTTCTTGGCAGCACCAGAGAAAGAAGTCCTATATGGCGGTGCTGCAGGTGGAGGAAAGTCCTTCGCCATGTTGGTCGATTTACTACGTTACGCTTCAAATGGTAATCACAGAGCTTTATTATTAAGACGTACACTTTCGGAGCTAACAGAATTAGTCGATCAATCTCGAAAGCTATACCCCAAGGCATTTCCTGGGGCAATCTTTCGAGAGTCTAAGAATACTTGGTCCTTTCCAAGTGGCGCAACAGCGTTATTCAGTTATGTAGATAAAGATACTGACGTTACACGTTATCAAGGACAAAGTTTTACGTGGATTGGGATAGATGAACTTGGACAATACCCCACTCCTTATGTCTGGAATTACCTTCGTTCACGATTAAGAACCACAGACCCAGACATAGAGACATATATGAGAGCTTCAGCCAACCCTGGAGGTATAGGAGGTTGGTGGCTTAAAAAGATGTTTATAGACCCTGCTGTTCCTAATGAGCCGTTCTGGGCTACAGACATAGAGACAAAACAGATACTACGATACGGGCCTAACCACCCTATACACGCTGGAGAACCTCTTTATCAACGTAGATTCATACCAGCAAGACTAACAGACAACCCGTATCTGATGGAAAGCGGTGAATACGAAGCAATGCTTCTCTCGCTTCCTGAAGTAGAAAGACGAAGACTATTAGAAGGTGATTGGGATGTTGCAGATGGTGCAGCATTTTCAGAGTTTGAAAGATCTGTACACGTTGTTGAACCATTTGAAGTACCTTATAATTGGCCCAGAATACGAGCAGCCGACTATGGCTATGCTGCTCCTAGTTGTGTCTTATGGGGTGCAGTAGATTGGGATGGAGCCATATGGATTTACAGAGAACTCTACGTTAAAGGGTATACAGGCGAGAGGCTGGCACAAACAATCAACGCCTTAGAGAAAGACGATCCTTTAATGCAAATATCCGTACTAGACGGAGCCTGTTGGTCAAAGCATGGAACAGGCCCAAGCATAGCAGAGACAATGATAAGAGGCGGTGTAAGGTTTATTCCAGCAGACAAGCATCGTATAGCTGGAAAGATAGAGTTGCACAGACGATTAGCTATAAATGAACGAACAGAGGAACCAAAGCTAAAGATGTTCGCAACTTGCACCAACCTAGTAAGAACACTTCCTACTATTCCGCTATCTAAGACGAATAGCGAAGATGTAGACACAAAAGCAGAAGATCACGCTTACGATGCACTTCGATATATGTGCATGACAAGACCAACAGGCTTACCACAAAATAACCTGTTCAATCAGATTAAGAAAGACACCTTTCAACCCGCAGACAGTGTATTCGGTTATTAACAATGGCAGATAAAGATCTAACAACACAGATGGGCGAACTAGGGAAAGACTACGAATTTAAAGTTCCACAAGAAGCCCCGCAAGCAGCGCCAAAGAGTGCATTAGGGTACTTTATTCCTCAAGCTGACATACCAAAAACAGAGCTTTACGGTATAACCATTGAGGAAGCCTTACAAAATCAATTCAATAAATTAGAGACAAGAGCGAAAGATCCTGATAAGCCAAAGACACCTGCTGAATTAGAAACAAGTAAAAGACCTTTTTCTCAAGCTGTTGAAGGATTAGAAGCTTTAGGAATGCCAAGGAAGACAGACTTGGCTGTTTTAAATAACGAAAAAGCCATGATGGAGCTTGTAGAAAGAACACTTGCACCTGCTTTAGTGGAAGGAATAGATCCAGAAAAACACGCTACAATTATGAGAGCAAGGGTAAAATTGTTTAGCAGTCTTGCAACTATTGTTAACATGGGGAAACCTTCTCAATTAGCTAATGCACTGTTGGATACAGAAAAAAGATTAATGGAGGCTGACGATGCCCGTGCTTTTAATAGACAGAGGTGGCAAAGAACAGGAACAGCAAAGAAGTTATCGCTTCCCAAAGTTACTCCTTACAGTAAAGCTCTTAATGAAGGTATTAAGAATATACCTGACAAAGAGGCAAGAGCTTTTACAGCTTTAACGCTTATGACAGGACTTAGAGGGCCAGAGTTTCCCAGACTTCTTACAGAGATACCTGAAAGCGGATCAGGATATTGGTTTGACCCTGAACACAGTACAGTCAAGTTTTATAACAAAGGTGCAGGAACAATTACTGACTATCACTTAGGATCTAATGCTGCTGAAATATTAAAAGAAATGCAGGAAGATGCAAGAAAAGAAGGTAGAAAGAATATATTCTCTAAAAAAGCTCCAGCTTATAGGAAAATCGGACTGCCTTATATGAGGAAAGCTATAAAGGATGCAGGTTTAACACCAGCTATACTTAGAAAGACAGGTCAACCTACAGCTTTTACATATGGGCATTTAAGAAAAAACTTATTTTCTATTGCAAAAGATATGGTTGGTACTGATGCTGCTAATGCTATTTTAGGACACTCTGTAAAAGGAGACATAGGCATGGACTTCTATGCAGTAGAGAGACAAGGAGAAATCTCTAAAGCAGGTAAAGCAGTAGACAGCATATTTAGGAAGTTTGGCTTAGACATAGGAAAGACAGGCCCAAGAAACATATTTAAAACGTGGCAATTTAAAAAAGCTGCTGATGCAGTCCCTGCTACGTTCCCTAATGTTGACGTTGATCCTGCAGCGCAAAAGGCCATAGATACATCAGCAGATGTAGAAACAAAAACAGTTGTAGTAGGACAAGGCTTAGACGAAGCTGAGAAAACTCTTGAGAACAAAGCATCACGTCTTGAAGGTACTATAAAAAGAATAGGCGACTTACAAGATCAAGTAGGAAAGTTAAC